CGGGCAGTTATGCGCTGACCGGCTCCAGCGTCACGCTCAAGCGTGATCTGGTGCTGAGTATTACGCCAGCTAGTTATGCGCTGACCGGCTCCAGCGTCGCACTTGTGCAATCGCTGGTATTGTCTACCACGGCAAGCAACTATGCGGTAACCGGCAGCACTGTCACTTTGGCACAGGCCAGGGTTCTTTCGGCAACCCCTGGCAGTTACATCCTCACCGGCAGCAATGTCGATCTGACATATACGCCAGCAACAGTGGCGTACACGTTGGATATCACGCCGGGTGGCTACTCGATCACCGGTAACAGCGTCTCTCTGATCGCTGCCAGTCTATTCTCGGTTACTCCTTCAAGCTACGTCACAAACGGCTCGAATGTCTCTCTGGCAATCACGCGCGCGCTTGGTGTCACACCTGGGTCATACGCAATCAATGGCAGTAACGTCGAACTTGTTTACGCTATCGGCAACCCTTTTATTACTGTCTCACCGGGAAGCTATTCGATCACTGGGTCTTCGGTTGATCTGTTGCGCGAATTCACGCTTAACGTCGACACCGGGTGGAGTGATGACTATTACGAGCCTGATTACATCGGCGATGGTCACTACGCCATCGTCGGCTTCCCTGTCAAGCTCAACGCGATTCGCTGGCCCCTGCCTGCCGATGTCCGTCTCGGCATTCAATACGGGCCCACTGGCGACGAATACACCGGCACGATGACCGCTGGCGGTGGCTGCGGGCTGATGCGTCGGCGCTAGGTGCGGATGATGTTGACGGCTCGTTATAAGCTGCTGATATGGACTTTGACTTTCTAAAAAAACAGCAAAAGACCGCACAGCAAGACGCGGCGAGCGAGCTTGAAAACGACCTGAAGACGGTAGCGTCCACGGTTGAAGGTCGCCGTCTGCTCAAGCGATTGCTTAGGCAGTGCAATGCTTTTCAAACCACATTTACTGGCGATGCCATGACAGGTGCGTTTCAAGAAGGCAAGCGCTACCCAGGACTGTGGTTGCTGTCGGTTTTTGAGTCATGCCCAGAGTTATATCTGCAACTTTTAACCGAGAAAACCCATGACTGAGCAAGCGATAGAAACAGCAGGCGAAGCGCCCGCTGCCCCCGCTGAATCATTGCTGACCGGCAACCCTGCGCCCACGCCAGAGCAGCCGCAGCAACCTACAGAACAGGCCGCACCGCAGCCTGTCGACTATACCGATTTCATCGTACCTGAGGCGGCGATTGTCGATCAGGAAATCATGGACAAGTTTGTGCAATCAGCCAAGTCACTTGGCCTGACGCAGGAACAGGCCCAAGGCTTGATGACGATGGGTTTTGAGTCGCAGCAGCGTGTGCTGGCGCAGCATCAAGCCGCTATTGAACAAACCAAGTCGGACTGGCGCGAACAAGCGCTGAACGACCAGGAGTTTGGCGGCGACAAGCTGCAAGAGAATCTAGCGATAGCTTCTAAGTTTCGCGATGCATTTGCAACGCCGGAGCTTATGAAGGTGCTGGATGAAACCGGCCTTGGCAATCACCCTGAACTGATCCGGGCATTTTACCGGGCAGGCAAGGCCATTTCAGAAGATAGCTTCGTCGGTGGAGCTGCGAGCGCATCGCATCCCCAGTCTATCGCGCAGCGAATGTACCCTAACATGAATCCCTAAGGAGTAATCATGGCAACACTCAGCACGGGTCAGCTTACGCTGGCCGATTTTGCGAAGCGTTTGTCACCGGACGGCAAAGTCGATCCGGTTGCCGAGCTGCTATCGCAACAAAATGAAATCCTCGAAGACATTGTGTTCAAGGAAGCCAATCAACCCACTTCGCACGTCGTTGCAGTCAGAACCGGATTGCCGACCGTGTACTGGAGACAGTACAACGCCGGCGTGCCATCCAGCAAATCAACCACCGCTCAGGTTACCGAGCCATGCGCGATGCTGGAAGCCCGCAGTCACATTGACTCGAAGCTGTTGAACCTGAACGGCAACAGCGCAGCATTCCGTTTGTCGGAAGAATCTGCGTTTATCGAAGCGATGGGTCAAGAGATGACCAGCAAAATCTTTAACGGCAACGTTGGTTCTGATCTCAAAACCTTCTCAGGCTTGGCGACACGCTATTCCAGCACTACAGCCGGTAATGGCGGCAACGTCATTTTGGGCGGCGGTTCTGGCTCTGACAATGCATCGATGTACCTGGTTGTCTGGGGCGAGCAAACCTGCTTCATGACCTTCCCAAAAGGCTCAAAAGCCGGTCTGCAATCACGCGATCTCGGCGAAGAGTCAGTATCTGACGGCTCAGGCGGCTGGTATCAGGCGGCACGTTCGTTGTTCCAATGGGACGCGGGCATGGTCGTCAAAGACTGGCGCTATGTCGTCCGCATTCCAAACATCGATGTGTCTGACTGGGTCGGTGTCACCGGCACACAAGCCACATCAGCCGCGACCAACCTGATCAAGTTGATGATGCGCGCGATTGCTCGCATTCCTAACTTCCAGATGGGCCGTGCGGCGTTTTACTGCAACCGCTCTATTCAAGAGGGCTTGATGATCCAGGCGCTGGAGAAATCCAGTTCTGCACTGGGCATTCAGCCGGGCTTGTCTCAATTCGGCAGTCAGATGAATAACCTCACTTTCATGGGTATTCCTGTGCGTCGTGTTGATGGTCTGGGCATTGCTGAAACCCTCGTTTCTTAAGGAGTAAACAATGCTTACTGATGCTTTATTGCAGTTATCCAGCGCACAAGCGGTCACCTCGACCGCTTACTCGACCAACACCATCGATTTGGGTGTGGCGCGCGACATCGGCCAAGGTGAAGATCTGTATGTGACGATCGGTGTTGACGAGGCAGCAACCGCTGCTGGCGCTGCCACCGTCACATTCCAGATTGTGACCTCGGCCAACGCTAACCTGTCGTCGCATAACATCCTGATCCAAACCGATGCCATTGCCAAAACTGAATTGACCCTGGCGCGTAAGCCGATTGTGCTGTGCATTCCGTCGTCGATTCTGTTGTCGCTGCCGGTAGGCCAGCGCTACTTTGGCGTGCAGTACACCGTCGCCACAGGCCCGCTGACCGCTGGCAAGTTCACGACGCATGTCACGCTAGATGACCCAGGCGTTGGCAAGTACTACGCCTCAGGCTTCAGCGTAGCGTAAGGGGTGATCGATGGCGCGTTATAAAACCACGGTTGATCGCTGGCTCTCGCATGAGTGCCGCTTGGTCAAGGCGGGAGAGGAGTTTGAAGCGGAGTTTCCAAAGGAAATGAAGCTGACTGACACCCTGCAATTGATCGAGGACGAAAAGCCGAAGAAAGGCGCAAAAGACATCGACGCCTGATAAGCAAAAACCCCGGAAGGCAGCAACCAACCGGGGTTTTCTAAATTCCATAATCTATCGCACTAGATCATGAAACATGACGAAGATTATAGACGAATGCGCACCAAGGTGAACTATGGCCTCTGAAGTTTCTATCTGTAACCTGGCATTAGCCAAACTCGGCGACACTGCCAGCATTAGCAGCATCAGTCCGCCGGATGACTCGGTGCAAGCGGCCTATTGCAGCCAGTTTTACCCAATCGCCGTTGCCAGCATGCTGGATCGTCATGCCTGGTCATTTGCTACCCGGCGCTATACGCTGCCGCTGCTGACCAATGATCACGATGAATGGCTGTATGCCTACGCCATGCCGTCCGATTATTTGTCGATCAATAAAGTGTTGATCGATGGTTCTACCCGCTGCGAAGCCTTTAGCCTGGAGATTCACGATGATGGTGAACTGTGCTTGCGTAGCAATGATGAAAACCTGGTGCTGGTTTACACCAGTGCCACCGTTACTGCCGACAAATATCCACCATTGTTTGTCGATGCCCTGGCTACATTGTTGGCTTACCATCTCGCTGGGCCTATCCTGAAAGGTGACATAGGCGTAGCCGCAGGTAACAAGCTGCTAAGTACATTCCAGCTGGTTTATAAACTGGCGGTCGAAGATGATAGCCGAGATTACCGTTTCCTGAGACCGGCCTACACACCGGAAGGCATCGCCGCACGTGCCTAATGTCCGCGTTTTACGTCAATCGTTTGCTGGTGGCGAGATTGCGCCTGAATTATTTGGCCGCATCGATCTGGGTAAATATGCTTCCAGTGTCGCCACGATGCGCAACATCTGCGCCCTGCCACATGGCCCAGCGGTAACGAGGCCCGGTTTCCGTTTCGTTCGTGAGGTCAAGACTTCAGCCAACGCGACTCGGCTGCTGTCATTTTCATTCAGCAATTCGCAAACCTTCGCCATCGAAATCGGCGCGGGATATTTTCGCTTTCATACGCTTGGCGCAACCTTGTCACCTGGGAGCCCTGCGGCCTATAGCGGCGGCACGGCGTATGCCATCGGCGACATGTGCACCAGTGGCGGCGTGGTCTACTACTGTAAAGCAGCCACCACCGGCAACGCGCCACCGAATACAACATACTGGTACGCCATGCCAGCGGGGATTTATGAAATCCCAAACAGCTACGCGACAGCGGATTTATTCGGCATCAAGTATGTGCAATCGGGTGATGTTGTCACATTGACGCATCCAAGCTATGCGCCACGTGAATTGAAGCGATACAGCAACACCAAATGGATTCTGGCGACCATCGCCTTTGCCTCGCAAACAGCAGCGCCTGCCAGCTGCACCGCCACGGCAACCTATCCGACAGCAGGCACGCCAAAAGACTTTTATTACAAGGTGACAGCGCTTAACAGCGACGGCTTTGAAGAATCTCCAGCATCGCCCGCCTCTGCAAAAATACAAAACGATCTAACCATCACCGGCAATTACAACAGCATCACTTGGGCGTCTGTTGCTGGCGCTAGTCGTTATAACGTTTACAAGTATTCCAGCGGCTCCTACGGCTACATTGGTCAGGTTGCGGCGACATCATTGGTCGATGACAACATTCTGGCCGACATGACGCGCACGCTGCCGATTGCCAATGACCCGTTTACCTCGGCCAACAATTACCCGACCGCAGTCAATTACCACGAGCAGCGACGGTTTTTCGCGGGCACCAATAACGCACCGATGAACGTCTGGTCGACGCAGTCGGCATCGGACTACAACATGAGCTATACCATCCCGTCGCAGGACAGTGATGCGCTCAGGTTCAGATTGGCGGCAGCAAGAGCCAATGCCATTCGTCATCTGGTGCAATTGCAAGACTTGATCATGCTAACGGCCTCGACGGAATGGCGTGTATTCGCTAGTCAGGGCAATGCGCTGACGCCCAGCAGTCTGACGATCAAGGCGCAGTCGCAGAATGGTGCGTCCAATGTGCAGCCGGTGGTTTACAACAACTATTTGCTGTACGAGCAGGCACAGGGCGGTCATATCCGCGAGATGACCTACCAATGGCAGACCAGCGGTTATCAGTCAAAAGACGTGTCGATTCTGGCTCCGCATCTATTCGACGATTTCACCTTGGTTGATATGGCGTTCAGTCGTGCGCCCTATCCCTTCCTCTGGTGCGTATCATCGAGCGGCAAGTTGCTGGGCCTGACACACATACCCGACCAAGAAGTGGCAGGCTGGCACCAGCACGACACCGATGGCGTGTTTGAAAGTTGCTGCACCGTGACCGAGGGCGGCGAAGATGCGCTTTATGTCATCGTCCGTCGCACCATCAACGGCGCAACCAAGCGTTACATCGAAAAGCTCGATGGCTGGTTTACCACGGCGCAAGCCGATCAATTTTATGTCGACTGCGGCCTGACCTATTCCGGCGCATCGACCGCCACCATTACCGGCCTCGATCATCTTGAAGGCAAGACCGTGTCGATCCTGGGTGATGGCGCAGTCATGGCACCGTGCGTGGTCACCAGTGGCAGCATTACCCTGGAGCAGCCGGTCACCAAGGCGCAAATCGGTTTGCCGATTATGGCCGATATCAAGACGCTGCCAACTTATTTTCAGGATGAAACCCTGGGTCAATCACGCATCAAGAATGTCAACAAAGCATGGCTGCGTGTTTTTGAATCTGGCCCGTTCTCGGCAGGCCCGGATGAAAACAATCTGACACCCATCAAGCTGCGCACCTTTGAGCCCTATGGCTCGCCCGTAGCCTTGAAAACTGATGAGGTGGAGTTAGTGGTGTCGGGCAACTGGAACGCGGCAGGGCAATTGCTGATCAGACAAGCCGACCCGCTGCCGCTCAAGGTGATCTACATCGCCACCGAGGTTGCCATTGGCGGTTAAGGTCGAATTTAAAAAGCCGACCACGCGCGATGCCTTTACGCTGGCAAACACCATGCAGGTTGCGGACATCGCCGAGTGCGCGTTGCTGTATCAGCAATCGCCGTTGCAGGCTGTCCAGGCATCGATTCAATACAGCCACCCCGATCATCTGACTGCTGCTTTCGCCAACGATAAACTGGTGTGCGTCTTCGGATGCGTGCCGGTTGACGATCAGTTTGCCCGCTGCTGGATGCTGGCGACCCACGAAAAATACCACTACAGCCGACGATTGACACGCGAAACCAAGCGCATCGTGCGGATGATGTTAGACACCTGGCCGATCATAGGTAACACCGTGGACGCGCGTAACGTGGACACGATCAGGTGGCTTAAATTGTTAGGGTTCCAGTTTGCAGAGCCTTATGAATTTAGGCCGGGTTATTACGCTATTCAGTTTGAGATGAGGCGATAGATGGATTTGCAGGCATTCATGCCGGAAGGCACGACATTCAGACAAGGCATTGTTGAGTGCGAAAACGCGATGAAAAGCGGAGCGGTCGGAGATGTTATCGATCTCAAAGTCGTGCATCACTTTGCTCCTGGAATATACGCGAGAGAACTTCATATTCCTGCTGGTGTGGCATTAACGGGAGCCATTCACAAAACGGAGCATTTGTTCATTCTGTCCGCTGGAGAAATAGAGCAGATTTCAGAAAATGAAGGGCTGCATCGCATCAAAGCGCCATTCACCTGCATATCAAAACCGGGCGTTAAGCGAATGGGGTTTGCATTGTCTGATGCAGTTGTTACCACCATCCATCCAACTAACGAAACTGATGTCGACAAATTGCGGGCTGATTTAGTTTGTGAAACCTATGAGGAATATGAGCTGTTTCTGATTGCGTCAACGAAACAGATAAGCGAGGTTAATTAAATGTCATTTGTAGCTGTAGCTGTAGCAGCAGCCGTCATCGGCGCGGGCATTTCCGCTTACTCCGCATCGGCACAAGCCGACGCGCAAAAGAAACAGGCGGACTATCAATCCAAGGTCGCCGCCAATAACGCCAAGATTGCCGCCTGGCAGCGCAGTGAGTCGTTGCAGCGTGGCGAGGCCGAGGCACAAGCGGCGATGCGCGAGCAAGCTGCGCTAGTCGGTCGACAGCGGGCAGCACTAGCGGCCAATGGTGTTGATGTTACTGAAGGCTCCGCACTGGATTTGATTGCATCAACGCGGTTTCTCGGGCAAATGGATGTCAACACCATCCAGGCCAATGCGGCACGAGAAGCCTGGGGCGCTGACGTGCAGGGCATGAATTACACGGCAGACAGCAATCTCAATCGCTGGAAGGCCGATTCGATCAATCCGACCATGACTGGCGTGTTGACCGGCGCAAGCTCGTTATTGAGTTCGGCGAGTAGTTATGGGCTGATGAAGGCTGGCAGTGGCAGCACTGGCGGCAAAGCGTCAGGCTCGTCGATGGGGTATGACGTGTAATGAAAGTCCCCGAATACAGCCCACAAGCCAAACTCAACGGACTACCTAATGTCAGGCAGTCGATCAACACCAGCGCGTCAGATTTCCTAGATCCGACAGCGGCGATGCTTGCGCCATTGGGACAGGCTGCGCAGCAGGTCAGTCATGACATGATGCAGCACTACCAGCAGGAGCGGCGAAAGGCCGACCAATTGCGCGCCAACGAGGCGGCGATTGCCCTGCAAAACTTTGATCAGGATGCCGCCTACAGCAAAACCGGCTGGCGCAATGTACTGGGCAAGGATGTCTTCAGCCAGCAAAACAGCAAGCCGTTAACTGATAACGTGCTGGAAGCGCGTAACCAATTTATCAGCGACACATTGCAAGGTTTGGGTAACGAAGATCAGAAAGCGCTGTTCAAGCAATATGCCGATGAAAGCAGCGTGCGCCTGCGCGGCCAATTACTGGGCCACGAGGGCGAGCAATATCGACGCTATCAAAAAAGCACCTTGGAAGCGGGCATCGCCACCGAAGCCAAAGCGGCTGAGTTGGAATTCAACGACATCCCGATGATGGAGCAACGCTATGCCAAGATTCGCCAATACCATGAAGAGCTGGCGAACATGGAAGGCATGGAATCGGCGTATGGCAAAGCCAAGGCCGATGGCTTTATTTCGCAAAGCATCAAAAATGCGGTCAGTGCCTCGCTGCAACACGGCGACCACGACACCGCCAAAGCCATTCTCAACCGCTTTAAAGAGGCTGGCAGCGTCGACGCCAACGATGCCACTGCGATGCAGCACAACATCAACGACAGCTATGGTGCGGCGATGGTTGCGAATGCGCCTGCCGAGTTGAAGCGTTTAATTGAGGAATCTGGCGGCATTGAGTCTGCCATTTTAGGAGCAGAAGGCGGGCAGGATAATTTTGACGCCAATGGTCAGCCTGCCGTTTCCAGCGACGGCAAGTCGATAGGAAAGTATCAAGTCACCGACGATACAGCACGCGATCCAGGCTTTGGAATTGCGCCAGCAAAGGCCAGAACCCACGAAGAATACAACCGCATCGGCAAAGAACTGATCGCCAAACTCAGCGAGAAATACGGCGGCGATTCTGAAAAAGTGGCCGCTGCGTATAACGCCGGATCTGGTGCAGTAGACAAAGCGATTGCCAAAGGTGGCGAAAACTGGAAAGACCACATCCCGGCATCTACCCGCGACCAATACCTGCCGCGTTTTAACAAGCACTTGAAAACCGGCACGGCGGTTGACGATTTCAGCCAAGAGCAACGCCTGCGATGGGGAAGGGCGGCTGAGTCGCAAATACACGTCAGCATGGCGCATGCGCAAACGCAACTGGAGGAGCGAAAAAAAGCCCAGTATTCACAAGCAGAATTCGACGGCAAGGTGGGCGACCTGATCAGCAAAGCCGAATTCCAGTCGGCCTACGGTGACAAGGCCGATGAAGCATACGATCGTTATATCCGCGATCTGGACTACGGCCAAACACTGCACAGTGTTAAGAAAATGACCACAGCAGAAGCTGCGGCCAATTTGCAGGCAGCAATGCCGCCCGATGGCGATCCAGACCATCCGCGCAAGCGAGAGCAGTATGAAAAGCTGCAATCGGCTATCACAAAGGAATTTAAGCAGCGCAATGAAGACCCGATGCTATGGGCGCAATCACTGGGGCTTGATGTGCAGCAGATCAACTTCGACAACCCGGCCAATGCCGCAGCCGAGATCGCCAAGCGCAAAACCATCGCCGAGAAACTCTACACCGATTACGGCACCGGCTATGCACTGATGACCAAGCAGGAGGCCGATGCGCTGTCTGATGTTATCCGCACCACCAGCGATGACAACGTGCTGAAGGTGTTGAAAGGCTTTCGCGACGGCTTGCAGGATGATAATGCCTACCACGCCACCATCAGCCAGTTGCGCAAGGATTCACCGGCAACACTGATTGCAGGGCATTTGATCGGCCAACATGCCAGCAGCGTCAAGAAAGGCTGGCTTTGGATGGACGACACGCGCACAGAGATCAACGGTGAAGATGTCGCCAGAACGATTCTGCGTGGCGAGAGGATATTAAACCCATCGCGTGAAGATAAGAAAGGCGACGGCAATCGTAAGGTAGACGTGCTACCTAAAGAGGCAAGAGCAGCCTATGCCGAGGCGGTGGGCGATGCCTACTACTCGCCGCAGGTAAACGACGCCATGTATGAGGCGGTGACTTCTTACTATGCAGCGGTGGCCAGCAATGCGGCAGGCGTCTTTGATCAGGACAAATTCGACGAAGCCATCCGCAATGTGACAGGCGGCATTATCGATCATGCGGGGCACAAGGTAGCACTGCCCTATGGCATGGATGAAAGCTATTTTCTCGATCAGGTGCGCACGCAATATGCAGCGCAAACCGGCGACATCAGTCGTAAACACGTCGATGACATGCCGCTGGTTTCAATGGGTGTTGATACCTACGCCTTTAAAACCGATCAAGGCTTCTTCAAGAACAAAGACGGCAAACTGGTTACGGTGTCATTCAGATGAGCTACGCCTTTTCGTTAGACCCTGCTTTTGCAGAAAATCAATATAACGACGCTGTACGTCACAATACCAGTGAGCCGCCTCCAGAATCGCGCGGGCTGCTTGATGTCGTCGAAGAAGACCTGCTAAACCCTGTTACACGAGCAACCGCAGGACAAGGCGCGGTTCTATTGGGCCTCGCCGGTTCGCTACCGTTTCAGGGTATCGACAAGGTCGCTGGCACAGAGCTGACTGATCTATGGATGAAGGAAGTGGTCGATCCTGCGGTGACCTGGCAAAAGAGCCTGAAGCCCGATCCAAGAACCACCAATCTTGCTGAGAATGTGCTGGATGGCGTGCTGAGCTTTCTGCCGTCGGCTATTTTGACCGGGCCGGTCGGCGCGGGCGTATTGCCGGGCATCACCGAAACCGCCGAGCACATTCAGGACGGCAAGCCGCTAGAGGTGGCAGCGAAGATGGGCGCGACGACCGCCATTACCAATGCGCTTGGGGTGGCCATGCCCGCGTCGGTCATTTCCAAAGCCATTCCGCTATCGCCTGTTGCGCAGCGTGTCGGCACGGGCATTGCTGCCAATGTCGGACTTGGCGCAGCAGACCGCGCAGCAAAGCATGAGGTTCTGGCCAATGCCGGTTATCAAGAACAAGCTAACCAGTATCAAGCCTGGGACAAAACAGGCGTGGCGATTGACGCGGTATTTGGCGGCGTGTTCGGACGCTACGAAGCCTTCCGCCGTGCCGACACCGACGCCAAGCTATTTACTCCCAAGCAAGAGCAGATCGATGCGGCACTGACCGCTAACCAAGCGAGGCATGCGTCCGAGCTGGCTCCTGGCATACCGACCAACCCTGCCGCAGCCAATGCCCATGCCGATGCGCTGAATGCCCACATCGATGCGTTGGTGAGGGGTGATGAGTCGCCAGCCAGCGCCTTGATCAACCGTCAAGCCGAAATCCCGGAAGACCTGATCTCAACCGCAGGCAACCGGCTGTCGCGTGGTGATCGTCAGGCGCTTGATCGCGAACTGGCCGACATTGAATTCAAGCTGTCCCGACTTGACGAGCAGGAAGGCTACCGCAAGCAAGACTTCATTGATGCGGTGCGGGAAGAAAACCCCCGCATGCCAGCACGAAAGCAGGCAGCATTAGCAGAACAACGGGCGGCAGAAGCACAGGCAGATGGCAGAGCTGACATCGGGGCCATGCGTGACCGGCTGTTACAGCAGCGTAACGCCGACGACGAAGCCCGTGCCGCACATGCAGAGATCAGCCGTATCGAGCAGCAGCATTTACTCGATCATGGGTTTATCGAGCATCCGGAAGCCAAAGCCAGACATGAGCGTGTGCAGAATGTCCTGGAGGAGATTATTCCAAGGCGCGAAGGCGGCTTACGACTTGTGCGGGATGAGCCTTCTGCCGATGGGAATACAGGTGAATTGCAGGGAAATACTGCAAAAACTCCCGACAGTGTTCCCGCAGTTACCGACAGCGGCAATACACCAAAGATAAAGCCTGTTAAAACAGTTTCTCAGCAAAACAATGTTGTATCAGCAGGGGAATCGGCAGACGGATTCGTGTCTGATGCAACAAAAACCATAAACGAAAAAGACGTGTCTCACCTAATGCCCGACGCTCAGTTTGGCGAAAAATCTGACATCGCTATGGGCATGCCTGGGTTCAAAGGCAACAAGCGCACAGTGCTAGGAATGGCAGTAAGCGCAATTAAAGCGATGATTAATAGAGATCACATCACTCACATCGATGATTGGTTTGGCGGTGGCGGCATGTGGTCTACATCTTTGGCAAATGCTGTTCTACCAAAAGTAAAAACAATACGAATTTCAGAGCTTAATCACTTACGCATAAAGCGCATAGAGTGGATGCATGAACGTGGCGATAAATTATTCGAAGATATGCAGCGTACTGGTGCGCTTGATGTCTACAGAAAAATAGTAAAAGACCTTAAAAACACCATAAAAGATGATGGAACTCCTATTAGTTCGCCTTCTCCATTTGGTGATATTGCTGATTATCTTGCTGGAGATTTAAGAAAAAAAGCTGCAGGAGCAAGAGCAAGGGCGTCTGGGGCATTAAATCTTTCTGATGAAGGAAAGGTTCTTATGTCTGCTCTTGGTGATCTTGCATTCGGCAATAGAGGCGCAAAAATCCACAAAACAACATCGATGGTTCTACCAGATGGTGTTCATGCAGACCCATTCTTGGAAAAAGCTATAACTCAATTCAAAGCAGCCCATGATCAAGCTCAGTTGTTCAAAAGCAGGGGAGGCAAATATGAATACTTCCCCGCTGGCAGTAGTTATGACTTGGTGCAGAATCATGCAATACAAGGAAGCCATGTTTTAAGTTTAGCCGATCCACCTTATTACAACACCACTGGCTATAAAGGGGCAGGAGACTTTGCGACAGGTGACAAATGGAATGCTAAAGGATACCAGGCGACACGCGATCTTTTGAAAACTCTAGTTGATAAAGGAAACCACATCATTTATACAGATGAAGCATGGTGGCGTAAATCTGACCAGCTAGATGATGTTGCGGATGCAGGCAATATACTAAGCGACATTGACTCAATTATTAGCGACTTGTATGTTGCTCCCAAAAAAGTAGGTGATAGATATGAGCAGCTCGGAATCCACAGGCCTAATTCAGAGCAGGGTAGTGTTGGCAGCAATAGCAGCAGCTCACGGGGAGATACCATTGACGGACGAGGAAGTAGTGTTAGCGGACGAAACACCTATAGAAGACTGGCCGGAGGAATTGGCGAGCAAAGTGGAGTATCTGCTGAACAATCCGCCTCGCCCGGAAAAGTAACCCCCGAACTCAACGCCGCACGTCAATCCATCACGGAGCGCGGCGACAAGGTGATCAACATCGAGAACGATGACGGCACTGTCACGACAATGAGCGCCGAGGAAGCCTTGCGCCTGGTCGACGACGAGGCAGCAATGGCTGAGCAATCTGACGTAACCATGAGCGAGGCGATTGCCTGCTTCTTTAAAAACGGAGACAGGGCATGAGAGCAGAATGTATTGATGCGGTTTCCCGTGCATTGGGTCGCACGCTGACGCAGGCGCAGGCACGCAACATCGAGCAGAAATTACGGGAAGCCAAGCAGGAGCTGGCCCGCAAAGATCGCAATGCGTATCTGGGCATGTCGGAAGCCGAGCGCATGGCCGAGGCGGGCAAGATTGCAGCGGCCAATATGAAAGCGGAAGCGGCGAAGAATCAGCAACGCGTAGCCTTGACCATTCTGGCGCATGATCGGCTTGACAACTACTTTGCCGGGCAGCCCGGCCTGAAGCTGGAAAACATCGACCGCACGTTGGCGGCCAGACACGATGGCATGGATAATTTTGAGTCGGCAGAGTCACGTGCCAACACCATCGCTAAAGAACACTTTGCCAAGCTTTCTGGCTTTTTTGATCAGTTTGGCCCTAAGATTTTAGGCATCCTCGACAACGATAAGGCGATGGTTGCCGTTTACAAGGAATTACGCGGCACCGATACCGGCATTGCTGATGCCAAGGCGTTTGCCAAGGTGCTGGCCGAGTCGTTTGAAGCAATGCGCAGCCGCTGGAACAGTGCAGGCGGCAAGATCGGCAAGTTGGACGACTGGGGCAGTCCGCAGTCACACGGTCATGAGTTGGTTGAAAAAGCCGGACGTGACGGCTGGGCGCAATTTATCGAGCCATTGCTGGATCGCAATCGGTACATCAAAGACGACGGTAACTTGATGAGTCAGCAGGAGCGGCTTGATTTCCTTGGTAAAGCCTGGGAGTCGATTGTCTATGACGGCCTGTTAAAAGATGGCACGCCACAAGGTCACGGCATGCGTGCTAATCGTAATGCCGGACACCGGCAATTGCATTTCAAGGATGCCGATAGTTATCTGGCTTATCACGCCAAGTTTGGCAATCAGTCGTTGCTATCGACCATCATCAGTCACATCAGCGGCTTGTCGCATGATATTGCCTTGATCGAAACCTTTGGCCCAAATCCAGACGTGCAGTTTAAGCACTGGCTAGACACGGCGATGAAAGAGTCAGCAGAAGCAGGCGTTGCCAATGCCGAGATTGTCAAAACATCGGCGCGAGCACAGCGTTTGTATAACGAGATCGCAGGCATCCGCCCGCCGGTAGCACATCCGACGCTGGCAAAAACCTTGCAAGTGGCGCGCAACCTTAACCTGATGAAGCTGGGCTCGTCGCTGTTTACAACCTTCTCCGACGATCTGTTTGCTCCTTTGACGCTGCACATGAATCGCGTTAGCACATTTGACTACTTCATGGAAGAAACCAAGCTGATAACCAGCGGCGAACGGCGCGAGCAGGCCCGTCGTTTAGGGCTAGGTTTGGATGCGATGATTCGCGGCGTCAACCGTTATGCTACCGATCAAATCGTGCAAGGTTGGTCGGGTAAGGTCGGCGGCGCGGTGGTGCGTGCCAGCTTCATGCCCGCAATGACCGAGATCAGGAAGCAGGCATTTGGCAAGGTGATGATGAATGGCTTATGGGATTTGACGCGCAAGCATGCCGACATCGCCAGCATACCGACCAGCGACCGACCAATGCTGTTATCGCGCGGCATCACCGAAACCGATTGGACACTCTGGAAGATGGCCGATGCTGAGCGACTGGAAGGCACCGATTATCTGACCGGCCAGCAGGTGCGGGCAATCCCTGACGCCAAGCTGCAAGCGGCAGGACTAACCGCCAAAGACCGGCAAACAGCAGCCGACCGATTGATGAGCGCTATTCTCGATGAAAGCAGCCTGGGCATTATCGAACCGGGCGCACGCGAGCGATCATTCATGTCGAGCATGGCCGATGGCGAGCTGGGCAAGTCACTGTGGCAATTCAAGACCTTTGCGGTGGCCTTATTGATGCGTCATGGCAACCGCACCATGGGCATGTGGAACCGAGGCGACAAAGCGGCTGCTGCGGCCTATGTGGCTAGCATCATTGCCGGAACGACCATTGCCGGTGCGTTAGGCGTGCAGCTGAATGAATTGGCCAATGGCCGCGATCCGCTGGACATGACCGACACCAAGTTTTTATTCAAGGCGATGCTGAAAGGCGGCTCGCTGGGTATTTATGGCGACTTCCTAGGCAGTCAATACAGTCAGCATGGGCAAGGCAAA